AGCGTGGCTATTCAGGTACCGCAGATGAATTTGTCCCAGAGACATTCTCAATTGTGGAATCCCTCAAGTCAAGCATAGCAGGAACAAAGCCTAAGTTTAAATACTTACCGCTACAAGAGGCACAGGAACAAGACACTACAACGCTTAACGCACTAGTTGACTTCTACTGGTCACAAAATAACATGACCGAAAAACTACTCAACTGGGTAGGGGACATGATTATTTACGGAAATGGTATTTTCATGGTATCATGGGAAAATGACAAGCCAATGGTCCAACATATCCCATTGTCGGACTTCTTTGTAGACCCTGCAGCAACACACCTTAATCGACCAGAAGAGCCAGGCTATGCCCGTTACGCTGGATACCGATACCTTACAAGCTTAGAACAGCTTAAACAGGAAAAGGTAGTTGACCCAGAAACTGGTGAGCTAGTTCCTAAGTTTAAGAACCTGGACAAAGTTCAACAGTGGAATGGCGAAGATGACCAAATGGACAAGGACCGCAAGGAAAAATTCCTTGGTTCTACATATGGCAAGGAGGCATTCAAGGAACAAGTTGAAGTAATAGTATACTTCACACGTCGCAAGAAAGTTATGCTCGCAAACCGAACTACACTTATAATGGACGAGCCGAACCCCTACCAGCGTGACGCTTCCACGATGCCTACTGTTACTGAAGTTGATGGTGAGATAATTAATGGAAAAAAAGAAGTTCCTGAAGTTCAAGGATTCCTGCCGTTTGCTATTCTTCGTAATTACGTTGACAGCAACCTGTTCTTTGCACGTGGTGATGTAGAAATTATTCTACCTAGCCAAGAAGCACTGAACGATACAGCAAGCCAGAAGCGTGACAACGTTGCCTATGCCCTAAACAACATGTGGCAAATTGACCCACGGTTTAAACACCTTGCAGAACAAATTGAATCTGTACCGGGTGCAGTATTCCCTATCCCTAAAGGTGCTCTTACGCCTATTGAGAAGGATGACATTAGCCCAAGTGCTGATGGTGAAATAGAACGCCTGCGACAACAAATGCGTAACGCTACAGCTGCAGATGCGGCCGTACAGGGCGTTGCACAGAAGTTTAGCCGTACTACAGCAACCGAAGTTCAAGCACAGCTTAACCAAGCATCGACTCGCTTCACCACCAAGGTACAGAACCTTGAGGACGAAGGATTTGCACAATTAGCACGTATTATCTACAAGATGATTCAGATTTTTGTTACAACCGAGATCGCAGTCCGATTAGTTGGCAATGCAGGTGTTGAATGGAAATCATACAACCCGGGCATTTACACTGGCGAATACGAACCACGTGTCGTACTTGAATCAACAGCTAACGCAGAAAATTCAGCACTGTCGCAAGCATTGCAAGCAGCTGGTACATTCAGTATCAACAACCCACTTGTTAACCAAGTAGCATTCTTGCGCAAGACATATGAAGCACTATTCCCTAAGATGTCCAAAGAAGACATTGAAGAATTGCTTACACCACCTGCACCTCCAATCATGGGACCAGATGGACAAGCTATCGACCCATCACTCGTACAGGGCGACGCACAGGTTACACCTGGTGCTGCAGCTGCGCTACGCAGTGAAGGCGAAGAGGAAGCCCCACAACGTGGTTCTCGTTCATTCGGTGATACCGGACGTGGACGTGCAACCCAATCTGGACAACAGGGTGGCGGTGGACAAAATAGCAATGCAAATAACATGCGCCGTCCTCGTAGCGACCAGCCTAGTACTGTCCTACCTGCGAGCTCACGACCAAGATAAGGATTAAGTTATGGCACTAACGCCAGAAGAACGCAAACGTAATAGTGAGGAGTCTGCCAAAGTGCAGGCCCTCATAACGACCCAGTGGAGAGAATTTGCAAAGACAGAAGCATACAAGCAATACGTTGAGTATATTGACATGCAGGACTACTTTGCAGTTACTGCCGCCAAGGGCCCTATCAGTACCTTTGACAGTACCAGTGGGGAACAACTAAATTATGACCCCGTAAAAGCTTCAGGGCTATTGCAAAGAAGCGTAGGTTATGATATAGTTAAATTATACGTTGAGGGTTATGTAAATCCTACAACGTCGTAAATCACACAGAAATAATAGAATACAAGGAGTATCCTAGATGAATAATTCCCCTACCGAGGAAGAACAAGTTCAAGTTGCCTCAGTTACTGAGCCTACAACAGTCGAACAAGTTCAACAAACCACGGCGGAGTCACAATCACAGGAAGCTATCTCTAACGAGCAATCGCCAGAGGCAGCATCACAGACTACCGCTACAAATACTAACGGAAGTCAGAATGATGATGACGGTCTTGCTAAGTTTGCTAAGTCTCAAGGTTTCGACCCAGAGAACTTATCAGATGGTGAACGCAGAGCCTTAAAAATCGCACACGACAATCAAAAAGCTTACCGCAACACGGCCAATGAAAAGAAAGTAACAGAAGCAGCTTCCGAGCTGAATAAACCTGTTGCCAACGAATCAGAAGATGCCAAGTTCCGTAGAGAGTTTACGCAATGGAAATATGAACAACAGTCAGACAAGTTCTGGACTGGAGAAAATATTGACCGTAGCCTAGAGCCTTCTATGGTGGAAATTCTTAACGAAAAGAAAGAAGAGTATGGTCCCGACTATGCCCGAATCCTTTCGCAAGACCTTACAACACTATACGGACTAGCTCAGATCAAGTCAAATGCAAACGCAGGTTCTACCGCAAACACCGACGCAATACGCCGAGAAGAACGGGAATCTATTAAAAAGCAACAAACTGCAAGTGCCGGACAATCACACGCCGTAACTCAAAACAACAGCTCGACCAAAATTGATCGCAGTTGGCTTGAGACGACATATGACTCCAGCAACCTCGAACACCGTAAAATGGTTGACGAAGCAGTTGCAAATGGTGATTTATAGTAAACAAAACAAAACACACTATAAATACAATATCTAAGGATAAAAAACAATGAACGTAAAAGCAAACACATCAGGATTCGTTCCTGAACTATGGGCAACTGAGCTCATGGAAAACCGTACTAACTCACTGATTATGTTAAACCTAATCAACCACCAGTACGAATCACAACTGCTACAAAAAGGTGACACTGTTCACATCGAAAAAATGGACGAATTTACTGTTCAGGACATCGACGAAACTGTTGGTCTTACTGTAACAGCTGCAACTACCAGCGAAGATACTATCGTTATCGACAAGTATGTTGGTTTTGCAAAAGCATACCAAGACGTAATCAAGAAACAATCTGGATACGAGCTACGTGCTCCTATCGTAGAACGTGGCGGACGTGCACTAGCAACAGCTATTGACAGCTACATTTTGAGTAAATGGGACGGCGTTATTGCGGCTAACAAGCCTGCAGCAATCGCAGCTCTTACATTTGCATCAATCGTAGACGCACACGGTATTCTTGACGCAAAGAACGTACCAGAAGATGGTCGTTTCCTAGTTATCAACGGAATTGGCCGTGCTGACCTACGTAAAATCCCTGAGTTTACTGCTTACAAAGAAACTGGCGAAGCTGGTCTTGTAAAGAGTTCAAAGGGTCTTGTAGGCGAAATCTACGGTACACCTGTATACGTAACTAACGCTGTCGTAACCGCAGTCGGTGCATTCAAGTTTATTCTTGCACACCGTGACGCATTCGCAGCTGCAGTACAAATCAAGCCTGAGATCGAATACGACCGAGACATCGTTAAGAAAGCTGACATCATCACTGGTTCAACTCTTCTTGGCGCAAAAGTCCTTCGTAGCGACCACGCTGTGATTATCTCTCGAACTGCACCAGTCTAATAGCTGAACAGTATAGAGTAATCTAAACTATTGCCTCCTCTCGTAATACATGGGAGGGGGCAATTTTTATATCCAATACAAATAACAATCAAGGAATTTAATGAAAGATTATGCTACTAGCCTGATTATAGTTGCGCCTTTCCCATCAAATACTGGAGTCAACATTACTGTTGAAAACGGTCACGGGTCAAGGTTTCCAGCTGTACCATTTAAGGCAACAATACATCCAGCACTATACATGCCGGACCTAGACAATGCCGAGAAGGTATTAGTCACTGCAAAAAACGGTGACAACCTCACCATCCAACGTGCAGTTGCCCCAACCACAGCTAAATATATTGAAGCTGGTTACAGAATCTCAAACGCCTTGTTTGTAGAAGACTTTGAATACATTGCTGACATAGCAGCTACTCCTGGACCAACGGGTCCAACAGGTCCCACAGGACCAACCTCTACAGTTCCTGGACCTACTGGTAATACTGGTTTAACTGGACCTACCGGAGCAACAGGTGCGGCATCAACAGTAGCCGGACCTACGGGCCCACAAGGTACTACGGGACCTACAGGAGCCGCCTCAACAGTTCCTGGACCTACAGGTCCACAAGGACCAGCTGGTACAAACGGCACTGGTACTATTACCAGTATTGTTGCTGGTGCAAACATATCAGTTAACAATGCCGATGTTAATAACCCAGTCATCTCAACTACGGCTACTCCACTGACAGTCAAGGACGAGGGCACGACTTTAACTTCAACCCCAAATTCGTTTAACTTTACTGGCGCAGGAGTTTCGGCAACTAGCGTAGGAAACGACGTAACAGTCGCAATTAACGCAACAACCCCTGCCGATGCAAGCCCTACAGTAAAGGGTATTGTTCAGCTTGCTGGCGATCTTGCAGGAACGGCCACTGCACCTACGGTCCCAGGACTTGCAGGAAAGGCAAACACAAGCCACACCCACGCACAATCAGATGTTACTGGATTAGCAGCTTCACTGTCCGGAAAAGAAGCCACCATCCCAGCAGGGACTACTGCCCAATACTATCGTGGTGACAAAACATTTCAAACACTTGACAAGACAGCAGCAGGTATACCTAACGTAGACAACACAGCGGACACAGCTAAACCTGTTTCTACTGCACAGCAAGCAGCACTCAACCTAAAAGCAAACCTGTCAGGACCAGCATTTACTGGGCTACCGACAACCCCGACACCAACAGGTGCAACGGGAATTGCAACAAAAGGATACGTTGACACTCAAGCCTCTTCACAATCTTTAATTCGCAACCAAGTACCAGGTGGCCTAGTAAACGGAACAAACACCGTCTTTACAACCGCCTCGGGATACGCAACGGGCTCACTAAGACTGTACAAGAACGGTATTCGCCTTAAGGGTGGTGCAAACGATTATACAGAAGGAGCCTCGGGCTTCACTATGGTTATCGCACCAGCTACAGGAACATTACTGGTAGTAGACTACGAAGTAACCGCAACTGGATTCTCAGTAGGAACAAACTCAACAATCTCAGATGATACTCCAGCAGGAACAGTAAACGGCTCAACAGTTGCATTCACTGCGCCAAGGGCTTACATTGCTGGTTCACTTGAGGTATTTATTAACGGTATCAAACAAAAACGAGTTACTCACTTTGTGGAAACTACGCCAAGCACTGGTGTATTCACCATGGGTGACGCTCCACTCACTGGTGATATTATCACTATTAATTACCAGTTTAACCTCAACCCTTCAAGCAACGCAGATACAGTAGACGGGTTTCATATTGAAGGTATATTCAATGCCCTGTACCCAGTAGGTAGTGCCTACACAAACTACACTAATGCCGCAAACCCAGCAACACTATTGCAAATGCCATGGTCAACCTGGATTGCTAAAGAGGGCAGAGTAGTCGTCGGTAAAGCCGCTAGTGGAACATTTGCAACCGCAGGCTCAACTGGCGGTGCAGAAACCCACACACTATCCGGTGGCGAAATGCCAGCTCACTCCCACGCATACAAGCTTAACCTTATGCACTCAGACGGACAAGCTGTCAATGCAGAGTTTATAGCAGCAAACCTTTCTAGCGGTGCTTCTCGTAGGCGTTATCTTGACGTTACTGAAGTTGCAGGCAGCAGCCTCCCCCACAATAACTTACAACCATTCGTTACCGCATACGTCTGGGAAAGGACAATTTAATGGCTAAACAACAAATAAACTCAAGTCAAGCAAAAATGACAGTAATTGACAGTAACTTTGCTTTATCAGGAACAAGATATGCAACTTCTTCGGCTACTTTTGCGGATGTAACAAATATTTCTCACAGTATTATAAATACAAGCGCTAGCGCCTGTAATGCCATATTAACAATGACAATAATGGCTCAAAAAAGCGGTGGCGGTGCAGAGGGAGCTTGTCGCATAACAGTAAACGGAGTCGCTTACGGCTCTGAAGTGTACTACAACCCTGCCACCTCAGACTGGGTGCGAGGCACTATGAATGCTGTTATTCCGATTCCAGCAGGAGCAACAATAGCCGTAAAACTACAGGCTAGGTCCGTAGGTGTTGGCACTTTTTCGGTAGTAAATGAAACTGCCAACTGGATGCCAAAATTAACAGGAATGGTAGTAGGAGCATAATTATGCCACAAACTAAAGTAACCCCTAATGAACAAAACACAGGCGCTACCAGGGCGACAATAGCTACCCAAGAAAATGCTACGTCAACAACTTATGTTGACCTTGCTACAACTACCGACACAGTAACCGTAACAATAGGAAGTAATGGTTTAGCGTTTATATCATTGAGCGCATATATAGTCAACAGCGCAGCTTTTACTGTTAACCTCCTGTCGTTTGTTGCATCGGGCGCAAATACTATCGCCGCTAGTGACGCTAACGGTGGGCAGTTCCAGACATTTGCAGCTAACGCATTTGGTATGGTGGGCAACGGGGGACAACTCCTTTCTGGGCTGACTCCTGGAATAACTACATTTAAACTTAAATATCGTGTTACGGGCGGCACTGGTTCTTATAGCAATAGAGTAATATCAGTGATACCACTATAATGTTTGGAGCATTTAACTTAGGCGCATTTATATTTGGTGAAAGTATTTGGGGTCCCAAGTGGGCTCCCAACGCTAACCCGGATATTGACGGCAACTACAGCACAGGATACAGTCCAGCAGGAAATTTCTACCCAGACAGTATAGCTACTGGTGGCTACGGACAATCATACGTAGGACAAGCAAAACTAGAAACAACACAAATACCAGACACCGGAATCTTCCTACCTGCCTACAATGGTGGTGGTGAAGTCAAAAGAATAAAATAATAAGGAAACAATATGGAATATAACCTAGCAGGAATACGAAGAAGGGTACTCGTTGATAAACTTGACGATGAAGAATTTGACCCAAGTGTTGTTGATAACTTTATCAATGATACACAGCGTGACATATGCAATCAGTACGAACTACCATTTCAAGAGAAAATATTCTCAGGTGATGTTCCATCTGGTTCCACTATGTTCAAATTTCCGGGTGATGTAGCGGAAATACAATCACAAGTTATTACGTCCCCAGCGGACGGAACACAAAGAAGCCTTAAAGATAGTTACGCTGATTTTCGTACCTTTAATAGTATGTACCCTACACCAGCAGCAAGCCTACCAAGTCCTATACTTAAATGGACACTGTACGCAGGTAACATGCTCACAAGCGCACCTACTGACAAAGATTACACTATGACAATCTTCTACGTAAGCAAGCCTGTCACGCTAACCGAGAACGCATCAGTACCCCAGATTCCAGAAGAGTTTGGCGAACTGTTAGTACTAGGTGCCTTCAAACGCATTCAAGAACGTAACGAAGACTTTGACCTAGCAGCCGGAACGCAAAGAGAGTACGAGCGAATTTTACTGCAACTAGTTAACCGATACGGATTCCGCAAAGCAGACGGACCTATCGTAATGAAAAATCAACAAGTAAGGAACCGATAATATGGCAACGAGTCGCACAGAAAAAACTACAGCAGTCTTCGAGTTACGAGGGCTAGATTTGGTGACTCCTGTCGATCTTTTGGAAAGAGGACGAACTCCTTTTGCAAAGAACTTCCGCCTGTACGCACAGCAAGCAGCAGACCGTCGTGTGGCCGTAAGTTCACGCAAAGGACCTGGTTTCTATGTCACCCCACTCAACGAAGTGCTCTCAGACAGCAATACAGCCCTCACAGGGCCTTCCACGGCAAATGTGGGACTTATTACCGGTTTACACGCACAACCGTTCACAGCGGCCTCTAACGACCGCATAACACGCATTGACATTAAGGTTGCCGACACAGCATCCGCAAGTGGACCAATCATGGTACAAATTTATAGCGATCAGTCGGGTCCCTATAAGCTTCTATCTGAATCTTCACTACTAGGTGGGGACATTAGTGCAACATCCGATTACGTGACCGCAAGGTTCGTTAAGTCGGTAAAGCAAACACTTGGTGTTAAATACTGGGTTGTGCTTAGGGTACAGGATGATGGCAAGGGAGCCTACCAGCTATCAACCACTACTGCAGGCACGATGGCATGGAAATCAGACTCAACCTTACCTGCAATTGCAGTGCAAGCATACGGATTAAACTACCGCATCTACACCGCACTTGACATAAAAGACAAGGGTGGATACCGATTCAACCGTGACAATGGTGTCAACTACACACTTGTAGCCTACGGAACTACTGTATACAGGGTAGACGAAGCAACAAAAGCGTTGGTGGCCATTGCGACCGGATTGAGCGCAAGTGCAACGGAGTACAGCTTTACAAACGCAGACAACAAAGTATTCTGGGTTAACAGCTACGACCAATTAAAAACTTGGAACGGTACTACCGTGGAAACCATAACTGACAATGAGCTTCCAATACTTTCATTCATAGCATTCCACAAGGACAGACTATGGGGACGTGTTGCAGCTGACCCGAACAAGCTTGTGTTCTCAGAGAACCCAGGAAACCCAGCGTTCAACCCTGCAGGTACAGTGGCCACAGTTGCTACAGAACAGTGGTACTACGCATGGCTTTCTATCTCGTTCATATATGTTCCCCGACCGCACAACGGTTCACCTGTTACGTGGTTTGGTTCATTCCAAGACTCACTTACCATTACCACCGCAGACAATAAATATGTAATCAGTGGCTACGACCGTGGTTCATTTAACTTACGTGAGTCAACTGGTAGCAAGGGTGCACTAAGCAACCGTGGTGTTACTTCGGATGAGAACAAAATATACCTAGTAGCTAACGATGGCTTCTACGAATACAATGGTTCGGAAGACAAGAAAATATCCGATCAGATTAACCCACTCTTTGACGGATGCGGAAGCAAGGAAGAGATCACTCCAGTACTTTGGAAGAATGAAGTTCGCTTCTACATGGCATCACAGGGCAGCCTGTCAAATGATACATGTTTAATTTACAACAAAGACCTCCAGGAAATGGAATACGATACAGGTACACACGTCAATAGGGCGATCTACTACAGCGACGCAGACGACAACCAAGAGCTTGTAGAATTTAGTTCACTTGTTCCGGCGCTGTACATGGCAGAGATGAACTACCACTCACTCGGTGCACCTATAGACTTTGAGTACAGACTAAAATATGACTCAATGGGTGTCCCGGCACAGAAGAAGCGCATCAAACGATACTTCCCTATTCTGCAGGGGGTTGACAGTACATTCAACATTCAACTTGCAATGGACAAAGACTTCCAGGACAGTCCTCGTGTTAAGGACCTGCTTATGACCACAAACGGTGCAAAGTGGGGCGAGTTTAACTGGGGAGATGGTACTCTATTCGGTGGAGACAAATCGTTCAACGTGCGCAGGCAATCATACTCAGGCTACGCCTACTACTGGCAACTGAGGATAATGCGCAAAGCAGTTAACAACCGTGTTGCCTTCATTGGTGCACAATTCAGCTATAAAACTAAAAGACTATAAAAGGATATTATGGGACTAATAACAATTACAAATATCGAGGATAATACACCAGCTTCAAGCAACCCCTTGAATCAAAGGTTTGGTATTATCGCCAAAGAGATGAACGGTAATCTTGACAGTGCAAACTACAAGAACAAATCCGTAACAATAGAAAAATTGGCCGATGGTATCCTTTCAGTAGCTTACCCAGTTGGTTCAATTTACATGAACGCAAACAGCGCAATCAACCCTGCAACACTGCTTGGATTCGGTACATGGATTTCATTCGGCGATGGTAGGGTCCTTGTTGGTAAAGCAGCAACTGGCACCTTTGCCTCAGCTGGCGCAACCATGGGTGCAGAAACTCATTCACTTACGGGTGCAGAGAACGGTGCCCACAACCACGGCGTAAACGACCCAGGACACTCCCACAACGTTTCATTAACTGGTTCAAACACAGAAACTGTCACAAACGGTCGCTCTATTGAGTGGACCAACCCAGTTGACACTATTAACGTAGGAACCAGCGCAAGCACTGCAAACATTACCATTGCCAGTTCGGGCTCGGGTACTCCCCACAACAACATACAGCCTTCAATCGTTGTCCATATGTGGATGAGAACAGTCTAGTATGTTTTCTCCAATTCAATTGACACCAAACATGGACCCCGGAATGATGGCATCCACCATTAATGACAATTTCCGTCAGTTAGAGGCGGAGAACCGTACCAAGGTTATTAAGGACGAGGACGGTGTAAACCGTATCCTTATCGGACGCACTCCTAGCGGAAAATACATTATTGCAATTACAGTAAAAGGAAAAGACGTTCTAAAAGCGTTAGAGGCATAGCATGAATCTTGTAGATTTTGGATTCCTATCAGATGGACTAATTGATAAAGTTATATTTATTAAGGAAGGCGTAGTACCACCCAGTACGTTCTCTCTTAATGTGTCCACCGACACAACCGAAATATTCTTTCCTCACGTTTCTGTTAGCCTTGATGGATTAAAATGGTACACGGATGAATCCCCACGTTACAGTGACGCAAGCACCTTCCCGGACATTTCCGTGTCAGCTACGTGCTACTCGGGACTTGTTCGTATGTTCCCAACACTTGGCGCACCGGGTGGTTTTTATCGCATTATCGGAGTTAAAAATGATATCCAATAGTAAAGATTACATATTTAATAGCGACTTGCAATATCCACCCATATCCAATCAAGGTAAGCACACATCTACCTCAGAGGGTACTGTTGTGCTGGCCGCTAACGTTGCGGTTGGTTCAGACTATCAGGTCTTTGGGCCCGTGACTAGCGGAACTTATGGTGCAGGAATGGAAAAGAAACTTGCGTGGATAGATAATGCCAATAACCTACGTTGCAATAGTACTGTTGGTTCAGTAACATACTGGAGAGTATATGCCTATTAACATTAACGATTTTATGTTTCACAGCGATTACCTGCCATATCCAAGAACAGAATCACATTTGTCTACTGTATCGGTAAGCGGAAACATCAATGCTGGACAAAATATAACTTACTACAGTGCAACCTTAGTGGATATTGGAACAGACAAAACTCAATCCGTCATACGATGGAAGGTCCCAAGCACAGCCTGGGTAGCAGCTTTAAACGAAGAAATGCAAGTAGGTGTCTGGAAAAAAGGACGTGAAGCAATAAACAAACAAGGTGTTCAAGGGCAACAGCCTACGGGCATATGGTGTTTTCCGTTTGTAGATGTACAAAATGGCAAAGCACGTGCAGCAATAAAATTGTACAATAATCAAACTACAGCACTTACAATACCAACAACCACATTTGAAACCGGAATTACAACCTATTCAATACCCGTTTAGGTGTTGACAAATTAACAACAATGTGATAAGATAATAATAGAATATAAAAACAGAGGAACATAATGCCACCCCAAGTACAAACACTTGCACAAGTAATGGCGGATTTAAACCCGGCTTTCACAGGACAAGAACAAGTCATTCAAAAGAAGCAAGCTGGCCTTGGAGCTAAGTATGATGCTCGAAGAGCTGGTATCACAGCTGAAAAAGGACAAGGCTTCAATGCAATTAATAACCAGGCAACTGGCCGTGGATTATCATTCAGTGGTATACCTATTGACGAGCAAGCTACATACCTTTCAACAAAATATCTTCCTGGTCTACAAGAAGCAGATTACCAACAAACCGAAGAAGGTCTTGCATTTGAAGGACGACTTGCTGAAATTGGTACTCAAAAATCTACCCAAGCTTTGGGACGCATAGATCGACAGACCAGTGATCTAAACTCATGGAACATGCAACAGGCATCACAACAAGCTCAGGCTCGTGAAAACTCACTGAACCGTGCAGCGCAAGCAGCCGAGGGTGCAGCATCACGTGCAGCATCTGCATCAGAAAGCAGAGCAAACCGTGCAGAAAGTGCAGCCGCAAGAGCCGCAGCATCAGCCCCTCCTACGGTTAATCAATTTATGCAATCAGCATTTGCTGAAAACTACAATGGAGCCAACGTAAAGAATGGTTGGACTGAGGGTGTTCTTGCTGGAAACCTAGCATCAGCATACGGCATAAGCAGAGGAGACGCTTTAAAGCTCGCCTACAGCTACCGTAAACAATATTATGGTCAATAATCGGAGTTAAGATGGATTACAAATATCAAGGTTACCTAGGAAAAGAAACCGACTCGCTTAAGTCATTATCGAGAGCTTCTTTGTCGTACCAAAAATACAAAGAACTTGAAGAAGAAGAGCAAGCTAAAAACAAACAACTTGAAGAAAGTCAGATAGCAGCAGCCCAACAAGCAGAGGACGACAAACCTTGGTACCAAAAAGTTGGTGATGCCACAGCAGGCGTTGGCAGTTTTGTTAAAGATGCAGCAGTAGACCTATATAAAACAGGCGAAAACGCAATAGGTGGTAACGCCAACATTGTAGAAGGTTCTGTAGCAGCAAACGAAGAAGCTGGACGATCTAAACGAGAACTTGAGATGACTCAAGCTACAGCCAAAGCACTCCAAGACAAGCTAGGTGCTGAGTACGACAACCCAAACTCAAGTGCATGGGACAGCAAAGAAGTTCGATCTATTATTGATAGGGGCAACAACGACTTAGCAGAACTACGAAAATCCACACAAACACAACGTGAGGGTGCACAAAAACAAATAGAAGAATCCCAGAATGTTGATACCAAAAAAGTAGCAGCAGATACAGCTGAGACATTCTTAAACATAGCCACACTTGGTACGGGCGCAGCAGCTAAACAAGTAGCAAAACAAGGCATAAAACTTGGCGTACAGACCATCAAAAAACAAGGCGGTAAAGAGATCGCAAAGAACCTTGCACGGGGTGCAGGTGAAGGTGCTATATTCTCTGGTGCAGCTGGACTTACTGATTCAGTTAGCGAAGGCTTATCTGCAGAGGATGCTGTTACTAACATTGCTAAATCAGCAGCATTTGGTGGACTACTTGGTGGTGCATCCGGTGGCGTTGGTTCGGCATTACGTGTTAAGGCCAACAACAAAGCAGCAACCGCACTTGATGCCTCTAACGCAAAGAACGAAGCAGACATTGCCAGTGTAGATACTGGAATTGATGACATCGTGGATGGAATAAACAATCCACTCCGTGATGTTTCTGACGCAGATTTACGCTCACAAATTGATGAGTTTACGGACGGTGGTGGCAGGACAGATGATGTCCAGGCTGACTACGCACGTGTTCAATCTGTTAAGGATGAACTATCTTCTCGTGAACGTAACACTTACTTTGCAGGTGGTGGACTTTCAAAAGCAGAAGCCACAAAAGCACTTGACGATTTTGACTCTGGTAATATGCCAGATGCAGTATACAAAACTGCTGAACCTGTTGACTCGGCTGTACAAGTTATGGCCCGTGACGACATGCCAGTTCAGCTTAAAACAGCAGCAGCAGAAGTAGTCCAGGACAGGAAAGCTGTTGAGGACCAAATGTTTGGTTTAATGAGCCCAGAAGTAAAGGGCGCAGAACTAAATAGGTTGGATGAATCATACGATGCTTCCATAAAGCAACTGCAACGCCGTTATTCTTCATTAGAAAAACCAGTTAAGGACAAGGACACAACAGTAAATCAATCTGTTGCTGGTCAAAAACTTTCTGGTGAATACAAAACAGACGTAAGGTTTCAGGCAGCAAAAGAAAAACTTGACGATCAGTACAGGAATGACATTGCCGAACTTGACATGCTAGAAGCAAAAGACCTAGAAGAAGTAGCAAAATACCAAGGCATGATTGATACACTTGATCGAAGAGATTCACAAATTTCAAATGATGCAAACCGTTTTATGTCATCTTCACCTGATACGTTCAAGGACATAGACCCTGCGGAAATGGCAGCACAGCGCAAGTTGCTCAGTGATAAAGTATCACAGGCAGAACGATTTGACGACGGAAAAGGTATTGTAACCGAAGCAGCTACATCTCCTGACCCAGTTAAATCAATCGAGAACAACCCTGACGGGATAGCTTCAGTACGTGCAGACATTGCAGAATCCACTGCTAACCTAGAAGGATTCAAGAACGCCAGTGGACTGCGACAAGCAGTACTCGGTATTCTATCACCTAGTAAAAACTTTGAAGCATTCGGACTTCGCAAACTTCACGACGCAATTGTTGTCGGTGACGCAAAACTACAGCTTGCAAACCAAGCAGACTTTGAACGATTAAAACCTATCGCCAAAGCAATCAACGGAAACAAAGACTTACAAAAACAAATAGTTGAATACCTTGAAGGTGGACGACAGACCCTATCAGCTACCGACGTTAAAACAGCCGAAGCAATCCGTTCATTACTGGACGAGAAAAAAGCTTGGTTGAACGATAACGGTTTCGCAACAATGGACGACTATTTCCCCCACATGTTTGACGTAAAGAATCCAGAAACAAAGCGACTCTTTAATGCAAAGACAACAGGTGAAATTAAGTTTGGTAACATTAAACAACGTTTGTCTGACAGTGACGATTATAGTCGTGAGATTATTGATGTCTTGTCTACGTACACGCAAGGTGTCAACAAAAAGATTCACCTTGAGCCTACACTGCGACCACTCGATGACTTGAAGGTCATGGACAAGGTTACGCAAATGGAACGAGATTGGCTTAATACATTTATTGACCAATTAAAAGGTACTGGCAAAAGAAGCGGATTAGAAAAAGGATTTAACACTGTCGTAGACGAATTGCTTGGCAAAACAAACAGCAATGCAGTTGGTGGCAATCACTACCGTGCGGTACTTGGTGGACAACGTATGATTTCATCTGTTGCAACCATGGGTATAAACCCTGGTACTGCACTACGAAACCTTACACAGGTTGTCAACACCGTTGCTGGCATTGGACCTAAGTGGTCTGCAGTCGGTATGGTACATGGTACTCGTGCTCTTCGTGCAGGTAAAGGTAGTCCTGAGTTCTCAGAGATGGCAGAAGCTGGAGTATTCTCTGGTGGTATAAGTAAAAATTACAACGCTGATCTTGATGAATTTAGTACAAATATTACTGGCCTAAAGGGTAAATCAAATGCCGTAGCAAACAAGATGATGCTAATGGTCAGTGTTACAGACTCAACAATGCGAGCCCAGGCATACTGGGGAGCTAAAGCCAAAGCCCTTTCAAAAGGAATGGATGAGGATGCAGCAAAAGCATTTGCACGTGAAAAAGTAATTGACACACAATTTGTTACGTCAAAGGTTGACATGCCTACAACCCTTAACGGGCCTGGTGTTCGCAGCCTGACACAACTTGCAACCTTCTCGGCTAAACAAGCTGAGTTCCTAGCTGGACTTGGTGTAAACCTGGTCAAGGGCAAGGATGGTTCATTTACAATGGGACGTGGCGAGCAGGCAGTAAACTTACTATCTGCAGCAGCAATGGCAGGTACAGCAACAGCAATACTTGAACCAGTGATTGGATTTAACTCTGAAGAGTTTATCCCTTTCTACCCACAAATTGCACCATTCATCCCAGGAGCAAACAAAGAAGTATCAGATGCGCTATACCGTTCACCACTAGTTACATTACTAGCAGGAGATGGTAAAAGCAGAATGGGACTTGTTGAAGCAATTCAATCAGGAGACCCAGGAGAGTTCTTGAAAGACCAATGGTCTTCAATTACTCCAGGTGGTACACAGATCAAGAAATCTGTCGAAGGATTTAGCACTACTAACTCAGGCGAGTCTCGCAATTCAGAAGGTAATATACGTTACCTGCAGAATGAAGACGGATGGAGTAAATTTCAGGCTAGTATCTTTGGACAATATTCCACAGAAGCCGGTAGGGATTGGATTGAGGAAGGTTTTCCTACTCTCTCCGAGTCGCAAACCGGCAACGTTGACGCACAAACTTCTCGTGATATGAAAGAGGCATACTCTGCTTTCTACTCAGCACGTAAGAAAGCGTCAGGTCGCCAGAGTGCAGTCGATAAAATGAAAGAAGCCGCCCTTATTGGGGACAACAACAAGGTCAGCCGACTGGCAAAAGACTTCAACGATAAGGTTACTGAATCAATGGCAAAGTATTGGAATGAACACCAAGAGTTACCAGAAGATTTACAGGACGAACTATTGAACGATTTGTACATAGATGTTAATAAAGTTAAAGAGAATGCAAAGAAAAACTAATGTATAAAATAAACCTTAAAAAGACCCACCGACTACTGTATCGTGTTTACATGATAAAAGCCCTCAGTGCGGTCTTTGTAGGTCTTGGTATACTCGTAGCGCCAGCGGCCGTGTTTGGCTCAATAGCCTACTCGACCATAACGGCAATCGTTCCACCGTTCTGGTGGGGTACATTGTGGTTATTATTCGGCACGGCGATTATATTCGGACTGCAGTCATCAAGATACAGAATAGCTAGATTAGGTTTAGCAGGTCTCATTGTTCTTTATATGACGCTAACGGCAGGACTATTTACAAGTCAACTACTTCCGGAATCATCAGGTTCCTACATGTTTGCAGTTGGTACGTATGCAGGTCTTGCAATAACAACGTTTGCTATCTTACTTGAACCACCTATTAACCCAGAAACGGCAATAGGCATAAAGAAGAAAGCAGATAAATAATGGGAAACATAAACATAGACGTGGGCGCAATCGTGACTTCCATATCACTTGTTATAGCCTCCATTGCGGCATTTATTGTAGCATTAAAAGATAAGAAAAACACAGCAGGAGAGGAAAAGGCGATATCAGTGACAAAGATAAACGAAACCGATAAGAAGGTAGAGATACTAATTGACCAAGTTGATTTTCTATTCGATGAGATCAGCAGACTGCGTTCAGAAAAGATTAATCTTGAAAAGATAGTTGCAAAGCTACAAGAAGACCTGCAAGTTGAATCATCCGATCACACCGTAACAAAGCAGAAACTTGCGCAAGCACTGGAAGAATTGGAAAATAAGAATAAAAGGCTTAAAGACCTGGAAGGTATAGTAGGCATAAAAGATGTCATTTAAATACGAAACTCAACACAACTCACCAAACTACACAGAGGGTAGCCGAGCTCAAGCAACGTGGGGCCGACCCTACACTGTAACTGCTATTGCTATCCACTGGTGGGGAGACCCAAACAGGAACCCTTCATACGAGGGTGTCATTAACACACTAGTCAGCCCTAGCAGCGGCGTATCTTCACACTTTGTTGCAACAGGTACAGGACGACGTGTCGCACAGCTTGTCGATCTACAGAATGCAAGTTGGGCAACCAACTCGGCAAACCCATGGACGGTAAGTATTGAGTGCGACCCACGATGCCGTGAGGAAGACTACGATGTTGTTGCTGAATTAATTGCAAACATCCGATCAGTCTACGGAAACATTCCACTGGTACCGCACAGACAATTTGTCGCAACAGCATGCCCGGGTAATTACAACCTGGCAGAGCTCGACCGTCGTGCTAACCTAAAGGATGGCTCGGGTGACTGGGGAGTTGTCAGTAATAAAGTTATTGCACAACCAGTACCTACAGCACCTGCAGTATCAGAAGTAAGCCGTGAAGTATTTGCACCACTGAAGAACTTTAAGTTCAACAAAGACTCACGCATGTACGACGTTATTACCGGAGCCGTAAGTGGCGACAAGGTGTACGCATTGGGCACAGAGATTTCTATGAAACAACTGCTTACGCTAAGTAATGGTAACAAATGGTACAGGACTGCATACAGTTCCGATAGGGAACTTGCGACTGGATTCCGTGCAGAGGACATAATTGCGGTTGAACCCGTAGTAGTACCTGCGCCAGAACCAGTAATCACGCCTAAGCCTACTGAGGAGCCGTCTAAGCCCCCTGTAGACGAAAAGCCTACAACTACGCCAGTTGAGACCACAACGCTCTTAGAGGACGTTACAAGGTGGTTTAAAGCGATATTGGATTATCTAAGTAAATTTACTAGGAGTAAATAAATGGAACTACTATCAACGCTAGCTATCCCTGCAGTTGTAAAACTGTACGAATTGCTAAACAAAAAGGAATGGGCATCAGCATTTAAAATTGTGCTGGCTGTCCTATCGGGTGCCCTTGCCGGATTCTTCGGAGTCGCTGGCCTGGACATCATGACTGGCATTGTAGCCGGATTAGCTGCATCAGGTATTGTTACCGTTGCTGGCTATGCTGGTGAACATGTCGGTGAAACAAACACACCAAAACAAACAAAATAAACCATAACGGGAGGATTCATATGAATCTATTTCTAGGTTTGCTAGTTGGAGTACTTGCGTACTTCCTAGCACAATTAGTGTTCAACGATATTATCTCTGCTTTAATAGCATTGGTAATAGGCTTCGGCGTGGCTTTTGGCTACGACCGTTTTAGCACTCGTCGTTAAGACATAAAATAATCCCCTCAAGCATTACGCCTGGGGGGATATTTTTATTGCTTAAAATGATGCTTCGATATATTCTTCTAGGTGACTTGGTATGATTATTATTTCGTAACCATAATATTCAGTTACCTTATTGAATGTGTCTATCTTCACGCCCATTCTTTGGTCACGCATAAGATAGTGCAATCTATCTCTGTGTATATAAATCTTACGTACACGACTTGGAACGTTGTTATTGTCAAGATTGCGCCGTGCTTCTAGCACGCCAAGTTCTGGATTACCACGGAGTGAGATTTTGGCACGAGCCAAACGGCTCCTGGTTTCAGGGTCAACTCCGAACGTAATTCCGTTTCTCCCGTAACTACCATCGGTCGGGTCAATGAAAAAATCTTTTCTTGATACGCCAACAAAGCCCTGGCGTTCAATGCTTCCTGAATATTCCTGTCGAAAGTAGTCATCCCTCTTGGGGACAACCTCCTCTCGTATGTCAAATTTCTCAGCTAGCAGTTCTTCAACAAGTTTCCTATCCTTATCGGGTAGGGATTTAACTTTTCTTGTCTGAAGTTCCTTCGGTAAGACGATACTCACTGTTGATCTCCTTCATGGTGTCTACGTTTGTGTGTGATGCTGCAGAGACCATTGCAATCTTCATTGCGTTGTCACGATCTTTTTGAGTAATATCACCAATCTTACGTGCCATGTCTGCTGCGCCATCTGCGTATGCACCCTTGTAGGCTGAATCCGTTTTGTCGTCCAGTTTACTTTCGAGGTCCTTAACATGCGCTGTGCGTGTGTCTAGGCCATCCTCACGTGCGTCCAGAACAGCTTTCATGTCATCGTTTTCGATAGATTGCTTAATTACGTCACGAGTCTTGTCTCGCAATTCTTCGTAAACATCAATCGTTTCCTTTGCATCAATCAGTGCCTGGCTGGTCTTTTGATTTAGCTTCTCTTTGCGCTCAAGACCTTGCTCAAGTGATTCAATACGTGCCTTGTTAGCTTTGTCGCTTAATTTCTTGCCGTCGCTCTCTGCTTTGCTGAAGGCTTTTTCAAAGTCTTTCTTGCTTAGTACTTCATAGTTTTTGAATAGTTTCATATTAACTCCTTAGTTATTTTCGTTCTTCATAAAATTGTTTTGTAATGCGTACAATCTCACTCGTTTTTGCACGTCTTTTTGATAGAGGGTCAAATACAAATATAACACTAGTATATTTAAGACTCCTAGGACCCTTAGGCGTGACAAAACGCCCGAACTCACCTTTGCTTTTATTACCACCCCAACTATCTCCTCTGTAGACAACAAGTTCTACTTTATCATTTATACTTCTGGCACATACGTCACCAGGGTTCAACACCTGGCCCAGTAAATCCTTCTTCTCGTTAAAACTCATGGTGAACATTGCCAACCTGGAATGTAAACAGTCCAAGTTCTCTCCACATGCGACACACCGAAGGGCGATCGTCGATTACATACTTGACATTGTATTTGTTTTTTATATGCTTATCGTAAAGTTCTTTTTTGACTTCAGTGTCAGGTCGTTCATCCCCGACTTGCCTTGTGTGGAGTTCGTCGTAGTCGATTCCATTGTTATCCAACCAAGCTTCCGTTGTTTCACGATGACCCTCGTCCTTACCCCTGCCTGAGAGAATGATAACTTTGTAACCGTGACCGTATGCCATGGCCATAACATTAGAAACAGCATCATCAACGCTATCTTCCCCAGCACGACTAGCGTCATAAATATCACGAGTGCTACCATTACTGTCGGGAGAAAGATGAGCAAGAGTGCCATCAATGTCAACAATAATACATTCTTCCAAATTTTCATTGTATTCTACTCTTTCTTGTTTTAGTGTTGCAATGTGCCTGCTGTGCATACTTGTTATGACACTTAGAGGAACTTTGTCAGCTCGTCGTTCGTTTCTGCTGATACATTCTTCTAGTGGCGTGTCAATAAATAGTACCCTGAAACTTGCTCCGTTAGTATTAGCTAGTTTTTCAAATAACTCTTGGTGCTTTGGTTCAAAGTTGGTGTCGTCAACTACTATATTTCTTCCGTGTGCTATTGCATTCTCTATAAGGGCGTTGCGTATAAACAGTACCTCAGCCTCATTGCGTTTACCGAATTTACCATTGTGCAACATTTTGCGAAGGTCATCTTTGTTAATTCGCAAGTAGTCCATTTCGTCCACAAGCTCTTTTGCGTAGGTACTTTTACCGGACGCAGGTAGACCTTTAAGCATTAGTAGTTCTGGTTTATTTGTCATATGGCTCCTTTAATTATTACTGGCACGAATCGCATTGCAGGTCATCCATTGGGTCTGTCGGCACTACGTACATTTCCATAGCCCTTCCACCGATAAGACGATGTGCAAGCTCGTGGTTTACTTCCAACTGTCCCAGTTCTTCTGGGGTTGCGTTTCTTTCAAATTCTATACTCATTATTGGCATCCTTCGCACATTGTTAGGTCACTTGGGTCAACTGGTGCATTCAGTGGCCTGCCGTTACGTTTATTAAAGTCTTCCGGTGATTCTTGTGCACTGTGCATCAGCCTGTCGATGGCCTCAAGCTTCTCTTCCAAGGTCATCTCTTCTTTTATGATCTTATTCCCGTTCACGCTACTCGCCTTTTTCTGCTACAATCTTCAATGTCTCGTTTAGTTTACCGGCTGTGTAGGCTGCTTTGAGTGCATCTTTAATGTCGTAGGCATCATTAAGGTCACGACCCAGTGAGTTATCTTCTGGTTCACCACGACCAAATGT